CCTTATAGTGCGGACCGCCAAGGAACAGCACCACATCGCCGACCTTGTAGCCATCGGAAGATGCAGCCGATACATCGCCGTCTATCATCTTCTGGAGCCAGTCGGTCATCCAGACACCCTCACGGTCTTGGAGTTTGATTTGCAGGTCATCGCTGGCGTCTTCCTCGTTGTCCGTAAAGGACAGGGAGAGCAGGTAAGGAGCGATGCTGCTGGTAATATCCACACCGTCAAACTCCACCGTACACTCGGCATGGCGGGCAGTATTTTCATCGCTCATGTGACCACCTTCTTCCACGGCGGCAGGGTCGAACTGGTCTTGGTTTCGATTTCCGGGAGCGTCAAAACGATTCCGGCAGGAAACTCAAAATAGTTCAGATACTGCGAGTTCGCAGCCATCAGGCGGGGCGCAAGGGCGCAGCTGCCGAGCTGCGTGTATGCCACGCTGTCCCATCGGTCGCCCTGCACGGTGGTGTAGGTTTTGCTCATGCGTAACCCCTCCTGAAATTATCGGTGTCGTTGTCGCTCACGATTTCCAGCACAGCTTCCCGGAGGTCGTCATTCTGGGCGTTCAGGACGCTTCGCAGTTCATCCGTATCTCGCATACCGTAGATGTGGTAAACAGGCGCAACGGTGATAGGAGCCGCGCTGCTGGCGTTGGAGCCGTCAGATGCAGAGCCGCTCGGCAGCTGCACTTCCGTAACGGAGCGAGTTTCGCCGCCGTTGAAGTAGACCGAACCGCTGCCATTGACGGTTTCTGCATACCGACTGTACTCCTCACGCAGCGTCTGGGCTTCCTTTTCCTCACGGATGGCATCCCAGACAGCAGACAGGTCGATAGTATTTGTGCTGGTGATTTGTTCCAGCTGCCGCGCCTCGTTGAACGCTGCGCGGGTTTCCGGTGTGGTCGAAACTGTTTCCCCACCGCCAAAGTAGACCAGTTCCGGGCCTTTCTCGCCGACCAAAGCAAGGCCGCTCTTGGCTGA